ACAACAACAATCATTATGATGATCCATGTTACTGCTTTTTCCAACATGTTTTCATCTGCGCCATGATCACCGTAGATGAATTTGGCAATGTATTTGATTGGTCCTACTTCAGCTTCTACTTTTCGAACTTCTGCGGCAATTGGAGAACGTTCTTCATTTAAGGCAACAATTGACTTTTGAGATTTAGCAATGTCAGCCTGTATTTGAGTTCTTTCTTTAGACTGTCGCTGACGCATAGCATTGGCATTAACAGCACCTTGATCTGTTTTACTACGAGCAATCGTTTCGTCAATCGTAGCATCCATTTGCTTGAGTGCTTTACGATTGGCTTCAATGTTTTCTCGTTCTGTTTTAATTTTTTCGTCGTATATGGCAATCTTACTTTGGACATCACCACTGACTAGATTTTGGTCGTTGTGTGCTTTGGAAAGGAATCCAAAAATACCCATACTAGTAATAAGCATGAGAATAGCCACTGCCAAAATCATGTAATACTTCATGTAAGCAGGAGCACGTTCCCAATTGGCTTTAAGCCAGCTAGCACATACTAGTTTGCCAACCTCTAGGGCTGATCCCATTACAATGATAGGAATGACTGCCGCGGAAAAGATAGCAGTCAAACCTACTACAGAGTAGTAAATTGCGACTACAGAAATGGTGAGACCAGTAAGTAGTAATAACCAGGCTAAAATCATTATTAAGCGTTAATTACAGTGACAGTATCAATTAATGAAACAGTAACAGTACCAAGTGTATTGGTAGCTGTACTGGCGGCTGAGACTGTAAGGCTTAGTTGTGTACCTTCAGCAGTAGTTGGATCATATACTCTACATGAAGCTGATGTTTCTTGACGAATTGCATTAGCAACTGTGTTTTTAACGTATAGTGCTTTTGTAGTAATTGATCCACCGGCAATATCAGTTCCAGTAGTTGGAATGTATGCATCGCGCTCAAATTTAACTGTGAACGTACATGATGTAGCTTGGTCATCGCCTACAGTTTCGCCTGCCATAGTAACATCTAAAATCTGGCAGTCGGTTAATCCTGTTAAGGCGTTGATAATGTTGCGGAAACGCATATTACCCCTAGCACGGGCTTTACCCTTGACTAGTGTGGTTGGTGCAGTTGCAAGTGCGTCCCAGCCGTTTGAAGTAATACCACCGTTGGTATTACCGTCAGCAGTTGGGTAATAGGTAGCTGAGCTAGTATCGATCGCTACTCTATAGAAGTTTGGTTGTAATTGGTTTGAATCTTGTTGGAATCCTGATGGCATTGTATGCTCCTTAATATCTTATATTTATCAGTAAAACACCTGTTAGCTGATTATATACTAACAGGGTTTCACTTTACAATCTTTTTGACTACTTAAACACAATTAAAGCAAGTAAACTTGCTTGGACAAAAAATCCAAGCCCGATTGTTACGATATTGAGTAAATCCTTTTGAATTGTTGCTTTAACAAAAAATAAGAACAAACCTAGCCAGCTAAACAAGACCATGTCAACTGGTGGCATTTTCTCTGTTAATCCAGTCATAACAGCAATCATTGTGGGGATTGTTGCTAAGTGCAATAGCACTACAGCAATCCATCCTGCGGTTTCTGCACTAATTTGCGGTGCATGTTCTTTAATGTTTTTAACCCAAAGATCTAAATTAAATAAATCCTGTGTATATTTCTTAAATTGTGATGTATTCATTTTAATCCTCATTTGTAAAAAATATGTCGACCAACTTTAGCTACTTTTTCTTTATTCCACTTTGGATTGATATAGTCCCCGTGAAAGTAAAGTGCGTTTTTAATGGAAGGTAATCTAAAGCCCTCTAATAGAACTTTCTTTGCTACTTCCATACTTTCTGTGTATACTGCACCATTCATTGGTTTCTTTAATGTTGCAGTTTCACAGTACCAGCTGAACTGGCATAATACTTTTTCGTATACTATATTCTTTTGGTATACTACTTGGCAAATGTCACTGGGAAATTGCCCACTTTCTGCTCTGTTGATTGTAACTTGGGCTACTGCGACCTTGCCTTCAAAAGGTTCGTAACCTGCTTCATAGTATATGTTACGAGCTAGACAGTCTAGTTGTTTCTGTCTTAATTCTGCTGTAACCGGACTCGCATATTGGCGAGCTGTTTTTAGGGTATCCAGTTTGTAATTAACTGCCTTATACCCTGCTAGTCCTACTAGCACCATTGCTAAAATAAAGACTATTGTTTTGATAATGCGTATCATATGTTTTTCTCCTTTACGCTGGATCACGAAATCGCTAGTTCCGTCATTATAAAATATGGCTCTGATACATCTCCTTGTGCGTTAAAAGCCTCACTGCTTTTGGTACCCCAAACCTATGAGGTACAATAAGTAATTATCCAAAAAATACTCCTGAATAACTACTACTTTATACTTAGCATCAGTTATCTCCGCATTCGAGAAATATCTACTGCCTGTTCATCACTAAACACTGGCACTGCATTACTCTTATGCATGGTAGCAATGCCTTTTACCATGGTACCTGTATAAACTTTTGGGGGCTTAACAGTACATGCTCCACCACTAAATGGTAAACTTGGATGTTTGACATCGGTACCGTATCTACTGTATGGTTTGTTATCCGGTTTCCAAACTTCACTAGTCATAGCACGTTTGCGTTTCTTTTCTTCAGCTTCAATGCCCCAACGCTTTTGAAATTCTTTCCAACTTTCTTCTTGCTCACGAGCCTTCCTTGCGTGATCAGCGGAAGCGAATTTCTTTTTACCTTTTTTCTTGCCAGTGGTACTGAGCCACGGCCCTTCTAAATGCATACTCATAATTTTATCCTAAGATATCGAACATAGGACTATTATATAATTACTTTTGGTATTTGTCAACCAGTATTTTTTCGTTATGCCAAACTTCACTCATCGGTGTGTTTTTGAACTCTTCAAAGCAAGGCGTTCCCAATGTGTAGTGGATTAATTTGGCGGCTTTGTTGGATCCAAACTCATCTGCTAACCAATTCCATTCTATCGGAAGCTCGCCAATTAGATCATCAGCTAACCAACTAAATCGATGCACTTCCGGCCCAGTTGCTGTTTGAATAAATTCAGGAGTTATCACTCGATTAGCAATGTGGCCGCAATTCCAAAGTATAACGCTACTCCAATTTTTTCTAGGATAGTCTTCGTTCTTTGCTCCTAGATATTTTTGAGATTGTTTAGTTTTATAATTGTGTTTGACTACCATTACTGCTTTTGATTCGTCTTTTAAATTCCATAGTTTATCAATATCATCTTGTAACACCATGTCACCGTCAATAAAAATAGCCCAACCTTTATAATTCATTAAGTTTGGAACTAAAAATCTAGTATATACAAACTCATTGCTACCGTCAGTGTGGGTTTCTACGTAGTTTGCCAATAATGTTAAAGACAACGGAATGATGTTAATAGGTTTTGTAGCATGTCTAATTATGCTGTTAGAGCATACATGATATGCTATTGTCTCATTGGTATCATACCCAATAAAAATTGAAATCATGTTATCACCGTTTTAGGCGGATCAACTTTGACCTTATGATTGACTATTAAAGTGTCTGATGCAAATGATTTACCAATTATTGCTAAAATTAGAGCTTTGCATATTAGGCCGGGCATATCTTGTATCAATGATTCGTTGTTAAAATATATTTGTATGCTTGCATCTTTTTCGCTAGTGTACCAAGGCTTAAGAACATCAATATTAGAAAATACAGTAAAAGACGAACTCTGAAGTCGCTGATGTATAAACTGTTGCCATGTTGATGTATTAGGACTTACGGAAAACGCATCGAGATTAATGTGTGGAATTATTGAACAGTGATCTGCTACTAATTGAAATTCTAACGTATTATTTTCTAACAACTTGTCTTTATCAAACAGTTGCATCGACTTGAGAAAATCAAAATCAACGCCGCCTGTATTGAAATATAAACAGTTTATTGGCGTGGTGTTGTGGAATAGTTTTATAATATGGCCACGAGCTGTACCCGGGTGTACTACATTTTGTTGTATTCTTGGATTGTAATGAACAGCTATCGGGTGAGTAAATCCGTTCTTTAAAAAAGAATAGGCTAGCCAACATATTTTAGGAAACACATGGTTGGTACCTGCGGATTTAGAATTATCTTGGAGATAATGTTTAGCCTGAAAAAATTGCTTTATAGGATTTAACAGATCAACAGAATCTCTCAATAACAAATGACTCTTATCAATGTCACCTATATATAAATTTTCTGTTGTTCTCTTATATTTGTAAAAAAACTCTATCCGTTCTGTTATACCAGCAATTGGAATTAGTTCGTGATTAAACTGACTACGATCTAGTATAGTGTAAGGATAGAACTTTTTCATTCAGCATTTATTTAACAGCTGGTTTACGAGCGTTTTTAGTTGCTGTAACATCGTTACGAATGTCTTTACATAACTTGGCCAATTCTTGGCAATGCTTACGAACGCGAGTACCAGCGGCACCAACTTCCTTATCGTAAAACTTTTCAAAGTCGCCTTCCATTGCCTCTACTAACGCTGTGAATTCTTGATATCTATTAGCCATTTTTAATTCTCCTTTAATGGTGAGTAATTTTTACTCTACTACTAATTTAGCAGATGTAATGTGTGTTGTCAATCTTTTTGATTAAGGGCCGGCAAATACGTTTGAACTAGCTAGACCAATTGTAAAACCTTTTGCGGTTACTGATCCCACCACTGCCACTGGCTGATTTTCAGCGAATACTTTCATTGACGGAGTACTAACTATGACATCGCCAGCATTTGGAGGGCCGCCAATTGTACTACCGTTTATCACAGCAGTTGCTCTATTATTAACTTGTACTGAATCTGCGCCGGTTGCAATCAATCCACCTGCATGATCTATATTAATTCGACCTACGCCTTTCTTTGCCATACTATAAGCCGCCTTTTATCTTAGCCCATAGAGATTGAGCAGACGAGCTAATTTGCGCACCGATAGTATCGATAGAGTCTGATATCCATTTGGCCACAGTTTTGTATGCATTAGATCCTGTTATCCAAGTTCCCACTTCGGCAACACTACTGCTAACAAATCCAATTGCTAATCCAGAAGCTCTAGAAGCTGATTGTATTAAGTTACCGTTTATTATAGCAGTTTTGAATTGGTCGTCTAGCGGTTTCATAACTGGCTTATCGGGTGAGGCCGCCTGATAAAAATTATTAATTTCTATTTGACTTGCGGCAGCTATTGTTAATGTTGCACCGTGTGTAGATTTAGTAGTGGCAACACTTCCAGTTGCGATATTAAGGTCGCTTAAAAACTTTGCTATTTCTTTTTTCCTATCAGCCATGCTTGCTAGACTGTCATTAACTCCAGACAATACTCCAGCTATAGTTAATGGGGTTACACCGTTTCCTAATTGTAGCATTAAACTGGCAATCAATGAAGATAACACCAAAGCCTCAGCTTCAATTCTAGCGGCATAATCGTTAGTAACGGTAACTTGAACTGGAACAAACGGAGGCAACGGCCCAATTGAATAAGGTTGATTACTTGTACCGGGTTGTGGACTAGCAACAAAAACTTGTTTTTGACCGTAAGCCATTATGCAGAAGATCCGCCCTTGGCTTTGGCAAACAGTGATGATACACTAGGTGGCAACACTCCAAGAATTGAGTCAGCGGCATCAGATAACCAACCTGCAACGGTAGTATATGCTTTAGTCCCGGCAATCCAAGTACCTAGCGCCGCTGTATTAGTTGTGATATAGTCTGTGACTATGCCACCTACAACTGCGGCTTGGTTAAGTGATATGCCATTGATCACGCTGGTTTTTATTTGTGCAGGTAGTGTAGGCAGTACTGGCTCAGGCAAGTCTGCACGTTTTAATGCGTCCAGTGTGGCCTGCTTTTGAAAGTTATTCTGCTCAATCTGACTTGCGGCGGCCATTGCTGTTACCGCAGTTAGCGACGATTGTGCGACTGCTACTGATCCTGTGGAAACATTAAGATCGCTAAGTTTTTTAGCAATCAATTTATCAGCATCGGCAATATTAGCAAGACTACTGTTAATACCAGATAAAATAGCAAGTAGTGTGCCGGGTGCTTCAGTGTTACCAATTTGCAAAATAATAGAATTAAAAGCAGCCTGTTGTGCTAGTGTTTGGTTAAAGATAGCAACGGCTGCATCGTCGGTTACTGTAGCCGTTCCAGGCCCTGTCATGGTTACTACACTTGGCATGTCATATCTCCTAAATTAATATTTATATCAGCTTAATGCCCGATGTTGATTCGATAAATTGTTTAGCGAATTGCTTGTCAGTTGCTTCTGCTACTGTAACTGTGGATTTTGACAATTTAACTTCTTTGTCTGGATGTACTGTAAACAAGTAAGGCATTAAGCCCGGGCCCTTTTCGCCCATACCAATAACCATTGGACGGCTTAGTTTATAATAAAGAGCACCATCTTCTATTAGTTTAGCAACTAGCTCTTCACCGCTTGTTAGTTTAAAGGTGACTACTTCACCTTCGCATACGCCTTTGTCAATTAACATGTTTATCCTTTGAGTGTGTTAAAAAATTCTTCGTCTTTGCCAGCTAGGCCTTGATAGCCTCCTGGTAGGAGAACGCCGTCCTTGAAAATCTGTGGAACGCTACGCAACCCTTGCTCCGTTAGGAACTCACGTGCGCTTGGTTCGTCTTCCATTTTAATAACTTTAAATGGAATTTCTTTGCTTTCTAATAATGCCATTGCTCTATCGCAAAATGGGCAATTATTTTTACTGTAAACTGTAATCATATTTCTCTCTTATAATGCTGGTAACTCATTGTAGTCAATAGCATCACCCATGACTCCAATAACGTAATTGGTTGATTCACTTTCCTGTAGTGCAGTTTGTTTCTTGCTGGTATCAACGTGTTTGTTGAACCAAGGAATAGGAGTTGACTTTGGAGCAGGGTTATTGTATTTGATGCCAATATCTTTAAGTGCGCCCACTGCTGTATAGTCCACAAAGTCTTTTAAAATATTAGCATTCAAACCAATCACTGGTCCTTTGTTAAACAAATAAGTTGCCCAGTCCTTCTCTTCACGAATGACATCCATGTACAATGCATATACTTCTGCTTGACATTCGTCTCGAGCTTCAGCGAACCTGGGGTCTTCTTTAACCACTTGATTGATCAAGTAAGCAGTCCAGCCCTTGTGTAGCAGTTCGTCTTGTAGAATCAAACTGATAATATTGCCATTACCGATAAAGATTTTATTCTCTACCATGGCCAAACTTGTAGCAAAGCTAACCATAAAGCGGAACGCTTCTAGAGCATAACTGGCGTGAAGTGCCAGGTAGATTGCTTTAACATGTTCTTTTTCAGTAACTGCTTCGCCTAGTTGTTTACGACAGTTGACCATATGTAATGCTTCGTAGTAGTTGCCAACGCTTGAAGCCATTTCTACAATTTCTTTAGTGTCATGGATTGTATTAAACACATCCTTAGGTACATTGTAGATGTTACGGATAATGTGGCTATAACTCTTGCTGTGAATGTTAGTTTCAAAGAACGTCCAGTTATAAACTAATGCTTCTAGTTCAGGCAAGCTAATTACTGGCATAAAGATTTGGCTTGGGCCACGTCCCTGTAAACTATCTAATGCGGTCTGGCGTAGCAAGTTGCTAGTAAAGATGTGCTTGACCGCATCACTGGCATCCTTAAAGTCATTTGAATCTTTCGTTAGGCTAATCTCTTCTGGTTGCCAAAAGAAACCACGTGCCGTTGCTTCAAAATCTGCGATCTTTTTATACTTGACTTCTTCGAATCGTTGTATGGTTACTGGACCTGCAGGATCCAGAAACATTTTGCGATTAAGATAGTCTGTCTTTGTTGTTAAATTATATTGTTGTTTACTCATTTTAATATTTTCCTGATGCAAGTACTATCTTGCAAATGTGTTCTAATCTTTCTATGTGCTCATAGGCACGCCAAGGAGTGTTACCAATGGCTACTACACCGTGTCCTTTGATTCCTACTATATCAAACTTGATGTTACCTTCGCGGTCAAGTCCCAAGTTACGATGACACGCTTCGCCCAATTCTTCACTGATCGGAGCAACGTCTCCCACATTAGATGCTACTTTAGTATAACGATTAAGTTCGGGAAAACTATCACTGACAGTGCCCAAGTCGATGCCGGCATGCATGGCCGCAATGCAGTAAGTTGGATGAACGTGTACAACTACCCGCACATCGTCTTTGTGCTGTCCTAATTCTTTCTGTAGTCCAAAATGCAAAGGCATCTCACCACTAGGTTCCAAGTTGCCTGATAAGTCTGTTTGTTCAATGACTTCCCAATTATAGTTAAAAGCACCATTGCCAACACCACTGTTAATTGTTCTCCAGATTTTAATCTTCTTGAACATCTCTGGTTGCATCTGTTGTTTACGCACACCACTTGGTGTTACATAAAAATGATCACGGTCATGATGGCGTATAGAAATGTTACCATCTCTACTAGTAATCCAATTACGCTTGTAAGCGTCTACTAAAATATCACAACAAGTTTCTAACATTATTATCCCTATACTCTAAAACTTTCACCACAGCCGCAACGGTCACGCTCGTTAGGATTGACAAAATCAAAGCCTTCATTAAGTCCATTACGTACCCAATCCATAGTCAACCCGTCTAGATAGGCTAGACTTTTGGCATCTACTAGCACAACAAACCCGTCGTGTGCAAAATTAGTCACTCCTACTTCGGCTTCGTAACTATCTACATATTCTAACACATAAGCTAATCCAGAGCAACCGGTAGTTTTCACACCAATCCTAATACCAACGCCCTTACCACGTTTAGCTAATGTTTGTTTAATTCGGTTACTGGCTGTGTCGGTTACGGTAATCATTCACTGCCGCCTTGATAGCATCTTCTGCCAATATACTACAATGTATTTTAACCGGAGGAAGAGCCAGTTCTTCTGCTATTTCTTTGTTTTTGATTGTTCCGGCTTCGTCGAGGGTTTTTCCCTTGAGCCATTCTGTAACGAGGCTCGAACTCGCGATAGCCGATCCGCAGCCATACGTTTTAAATTTTGCATCTGTAATAATACCTGTATCATCGTCTACCTTTATCTGTAGTTTCATTACATCACCGCAAGCAGGGGCGCCTACCATGCCTGTGCCTACGGTAGGATCATCTTTAGCAAATGAGCCTACATTTCTTGGATTTTCATAATGGTCAATAACTTTTTCGGAATAACTCATAGTTTACATGCCTCACAGTCGTCTTCTAAATCTTCATAATGAAATCCGTTTACTTGAACTCCATTTATATGTGTTTGTTCGGGTGTTGGTTCTGCAATTGCCTTACTACCTTGCTTGTTAATCAAACTATAGTAGAATGTTTTCAATCCCCACATGTGTGCTTGCATCAAGTTTCTAGCAATCAATGTAGTTGGAACTTTACGATCTGCCCAGTGTGCTGGATTGTAGAATGTGTTAGTGCTAATTGATTGGTCGGTATACGCCGCAATGATTGCCGCAGTCTTTAAATAACCATCACAATCTTTTTGTTCCCACATGAGCTGATATTTGTTTTTTAGTTTATGGTATTCTGGCACTACTTGTACAAACGATCCTGCTTTTGATTCTTTAGTACTAATCAAACTCATAGGCATTTCAATACCATTAGTACTGTTAATAACAACACTACTAGATTCAACAGGGGCAACAGCCATTTGTGTAGCATTGCGAACTCCATACTCTTTCATGTTAGTGCGTAGTGTTTCCCAATCAAGTTCGGGAGTGAAGTTTGCAAGCTCGTTAACACCCTTGGCACGTAATTCCCAGGGGAACGTACCTTTACCATAACGAGTATGCTCAGAACCCAAGCAAGCACCTCGTTCTTTAGCAAGCTCAACACTTGCTTCTGTTAGGTAAAATGCTTGATGCTCCATCCAAGATTTAACTTCACCCAGTGCGTCTTTCTCACCGTACTTTAAACTACGCTTGGCATGCCAGTAGGCTAGATTTGTGATGCCAATGCCTAGTGGACGGATTTCATCGTTGCTTAGTTTGGATTGTATGCTTAGAAAGTCTTGATAATCAAGTATGTTGTTAAGGCTACGGTGTAGAATACGGCAAGCACGGCGCATGTCTTCTGGGTTACGGAATGCACCCCAATTGATAGATCCTAGTGTACATAACGCAATGCGTCCCTCTGCATCATCAAGACGTTTGAATGACTTAGTTGGTAATAGGATTTCACAGCACAAGTTACTTTGATAAATCGTATGGTACTCTGGATCAAATGGGCCTTGGTTCATGACATTGTCAATGAACACCAAATAGATACGACCTGTATCAGTTCTCTCTTTTAATATGCCTGACTTGAATACTTCTTCAGCACTCATTGTCTTAGTGCGTAGGTCTTTACGCTTTTCGTATTTTACATATAGCTCTTCGAAGCGTTCTGTATTTTGATAGAACGCTTCATACAAATCTGGTACTTCATTGGGGTCAAAGAATGTTATGTCTTCTTTGTTTTTAAATCTTCTCCAGAAGAAGGCACTAAGCACAACCCCATAATCCATATGACGGACTCGGGTTTCTTCTGTTCCTTGGTTGTTCTTAAGTACAATAAGGTCATCAAACTGATGATGCCAAATAGGATAGAATACAGTAGCACTAGCATTACGGATACCTCCTTGTGAACATGATCGCAAATCGCCAAACCATTTCTTCAGGAATGGTATCATACCTGTGTGCATGATCTCTCCGCCACGGATGGGACTACCTAGTGGACGTAGTCGTCCAATCTCTAAGCCAATGCCAGCACGTTTGCTGGCATACTTGGCCATCATTTCTCCTGAAGCAAATATACTATCCAAGTCATCATCGCTACGTATAAGAACACAACTCGAAAATTGCTTTGTAGGAGTGCCGAGTCCAGCAAGTACAGGAGTAGCAAGAGTAAAGAGACCGTCTGAAGCCGCTTGGTAATACTCTTTGATAAATCGCATACGAGCTGAGTTAGGTTCTTCTTTATGGAACACAGTGGCCGCCGCAACCATATATCTAATCTGTGGAGTTTCATATGTTTGTTTTGTACTACGATTTTTAACCAAGTACTTCTCTATTAATTGTTCAATGGCCGCATAACCATATTGCTCGTCTTTTTCGTGTTCGAGCATGTCGTTCATTCGGTTCCAGTCTTCTTCTGTGTACCACTCTAATAGCTCGTTAGTATACAATCCAGTAGCAACATTTGTCTTCACTATCTCATAAAGGTGCGGAACTTGATATGATCCATACACATCTTTTCTCAACATTGATAATCGTTGTTTGCCTGCAACAAATTGGTAATTGGTATGACCTACATCGGGATTTGATTCTACGTCGATAAGGTCGACTATTGCTCGAAGTGTAATTCCGTCAATTTCTTGTGTTGTTATGCCGTCATAAAAATGCGGTTGACTTTTGATTTCAATCATACTCTGACTGACATCTGCAATTCCTGCACATACTTTTGCTATTTGAGCTTGCCATTTCTCTACTGCAAGTGATTCTCTGTTTCCGTTTCTTTTTATAACTGTAATTTTATTCATCTCATGTGTCGCTCTTTATTATAAATGGCTGTACTACTATTGTCTAGGAAGTATTTAGTACCACTACTCAATCGTTGAAAACATCCTGGCACTCAACGTCTGCGGCGTCGATTTCGCGTAGTAATCGATTGGTTTTATAGTGGCGAAAATCTTATCACGGTAGCATATTAAATTATATGCGCAGTTATCAAATAAGTCAAATGACTTGAGCAATAATAATACTGCCAATTTTAAAAGTTAGCAATATATGAGTATGAAAATACACCCGAGTCTGAATTTGATACAGCTGGGGTTGTTAATGTATTTGAATATTGGATAGCAATGCTTGTTGGAATATCGCCAACACCGCCTAATGGGTTCCCAACTTCATTCAACAGCACCGCAGAGATATCAAGCTTCAATGCGTTCTCATCGCTAATACCAGTCACATTGTATTCGTCTGTTAATTGAGCTTTGGTTGCATTGGCCGCTATACTTGCATCTATATCAACTACTAGTGTTATTTGGCCTCTTCTACTAAAATTGTTATTTGTGCTTCGATACACGTATTCAATTTTATAACTGATAGTTCTAGTAGGCGTGCCGGATGCTCCGGTTGATACTGGTAGTGTGAACAACAGTGACGGACTAGTAATGTAGCCAACTTGTATTTGACGAGTAGCATATGACGTATATGTACCATAGCCAGACACTTCTGGAATGTATGGAATTAGCACTAGTTCACTTACCGCAGTTGGGTGGGTAGTTGGATTAAAGGATGCAATTGATGTTCCAGACGATGCTGTTAAATTTCTACGGGCGCCGCCTAGCGTATTGGCAATTGAAAAGTTTGTACTACCACTAATGCTTTGTACATAGTATGTTGTGCCAGCAGTGATCCCGCCAATTGAACCGGTAAATTGAATAGCAGTTCCAACCAACAAGTCATCAGTTGAGTCAGAGGTAATAAACTCAGTAGTAGTTGCTGATGTGATAGCAATCGTTGTTAAGTTACCGGGAGTGGCATTAAAGTCAATGCCAACTGTACTTACTGGATCAATTGACAAATTACTAAAGTTATTAAATGGTGTTGTGTAACGAGTAACAATTGTAATGTTTGAAGCTGATGTATAGTTTTGTTTCAATGTACCTTGTACATTGGTTGTGGTTTGTTTAATCTTATCATTTTTAAATGCAGTGATTGGTTGACTCAATGTAAGGTTAACTGT